ACGTAATACAGCATCATCGTTCCGCTGCCTGCTGTCGAGCCACTGCGAGCGGTGATGCTACCACTAGCTTTACCGATGATGGTTTGCACTTTATCGGTGATTACCCAAAGCCCGCTTTGGAAGTTGCGGCTTATCGTGATGAGAGAACGAATGGGGATGCAAACGAGGTTTGGGTTGTAGACAAGAACTTGTGATGCAGAACGCTTTTCCAGCTTCTGCGTAAAGTCGGGTGCGTCTACTGTACCTTCGTTCGTGCGTTTAAAGTCCCAAATGGATGCCAGGCCACTTCCGAACTTGTTTAATAATGTCACCGTATCGGTTTGCACGCTGGGTGAAGTTGTTGTGCGGGCAGGAATCTTTTCGTCGGTTACCGCATAAGCAAAATCCTCACGCATTCCTGTACGAGGTGGATTCTTACTCAGAGCTGTTTTTAAATTCTTAAGCTGGCTCTTTAACTCACGATGGTCTGCTGTGATCTGCTGAATCGCGCGCGTACCAAGTGTAAACTTTGCCATCGACTTCCCACTTTACTGCTTTGTACTAACAATCGAAATTGGTTCAGTCGGAGCAGAGAAATTAGTAATCGTCGTGTTAGACGGAAAGTAATTTAAGCTTGATCCGGCTTTCCAGTTGAGCGTTGTAATCGTCCTAGCATTACCGGCCAATGCGTTAAGCTGTCCACCGTTGAGGTTGAGAGTTGTAATTGTGCCGCTGCTATCGAGGTTGATCGTACCAGATTCAATGTGAGCTGTTGTCAACGCTGCATCCCGCCCTAGTGTGTAAGAACCACGGTAATTGTTAAGAGTCGTGTTATCTGTGTAGGTAGTAACACTACCACCGTAGTTATTGATCGTTGTGATCGTGCCGGACTCATTAATAAGCACTCTACCGCTGGTTATGTTAAGCGTGGACGCAGAGCATGTGTCACCGGGATACCCGATTTGAACTAGTCCACCGTTAACCTCAATGTTGGTTAACCCTGTACCTTTGAGATACACACCGTATGCTCCACGGCGATTGCTGCCTGTGCTATTGATAATAGGAGCAACTGTTCCACTTCCTAAATCAAAATAGGCGTATGAACCACTTCCAGCGTAGGTAAATGAACTCGCTGTTAATACCAAGTAACCGGCTGACGTGCTGCCGACGTTACCTGTATAGCCAGGGTCAAACGTCACGCTGTTTAAGCCAATGGCACTTTGATCTAAACCAGCCTTAACACTACCAACATACTCAGCTGTAAAATAAACGTCGTCGCTAGCGGACGGAACCGCCCCACCTGACCAGTTGGTTGTTGTACTCCACGAGCCATCACCGGATGGAGTTCCGATCCAAATCACCTTTGCCATTTTATTCGTCCTTCATATTTACAATAGGTTGCGGAACATCAAACTTTAGGTCTGTCCAGTCGAGTTCTGGGTAAACCGCATACGTCAAATAATAACTGTAATTCAGGACATCCACCGGCCTGCCCATGCCGTCCAACTTGATTGGGTCTTGCATCGGTACTCCCGACATATCCTTTGCAACTTCCAGCCATTTGGTGCTTTCGTCTTGTGGATCGATTGGGTTGCCCTGATCGTCGTAACCTTCTCCAAAAAGGTCTTCGTTGACCTTACGAAATCCTTGATCTAACAAATTGATACGCCAGGAAAATAGGGGGTCGTATTCGATTTCATAATTAATACGCCAATACGGATCATTAGCGTTGTATTCTCTTCTTCCTGATATTCCCTGAAGCTTGGCCGTAAACGGGGGTAGTGTGCCAACAAAACCATTAATATCAATCGCCACCGGTGTGTAATTTACTGTATCGATAAATTTCAGTAGCGACGTAGGATAAACATCGTGCAGGCGAGTGATAACAATCTTCAGGCGACTGTATTCAATTTCAGGAGGTGGATCGAAAGGAGTGTGCGCACTGTTCGTTAGAGGAATTCCGTTGCCTATGTGGTGTAGAAAGTTTTTTACTCCCGCTGTCGCATGTGTTACGACCTGTGGTATGCCCAAGCCATCTGGCGGAATCCAACCTGCTGCATCACCGACTATTTTCTCTACACCTGGTGCGCCACCCTGCTGTCTAGCGACCTTAAGTTTGCCTACATAAGCACCGATCTCTGCCGCGCGACTTACCCGAAAACTACTTACGTCAATAGTCGGCCCGACTTCCTTCCAGTCTTCAGTCGGTTCGTCTTCTTCGGTTGTTCCTTGCCCGCTTTCAGACCCACCGCCACCGACATCATTACTTATCTTAATGGTGACATCCCAAAATCCCGGCGACTTCTGTTTGGCACTTTTTGATACTACGTAGCTGTAGTTGACATCGTCATCTAACAGTTCGTATCGGTCACCAATGGAAGGCAACTCATCAAGCGACAGAATGCAATCAGCTCCTAACTCTAGGTCATCGGTTCTGACCGTGTAGCCAACGCTGTAGCTGGCTTTACCATCGATATTGACAGAGCCTTGCCACGTATTCGATTTTGTTTGTACTTGTGTTGCCATTATTTTAATGCCGGTACGTTTCCAGGGGGTGGTTGGATATTGTCACGAATGTCGGCAAGAATGTCGTTCGCTGTAGCCATTGCCTGATTAATCGCGTCTAGGTATTCAGTCTGACGTTGTTGTTGTCGTTCTGCTGCCATGCGGCCAGATGCTTCTGCCATAGTTCCTAGCTTTAGCGACCCAGCCTGTCGGATAGAGTCCATGACCTTCTTGCTTTCAAGCAGCGTCTTAAGTGCTGAAGCAACGCCGCGATTCCAGATCAGTTGTGCTTGCTGGGCAGTAAGCCCAAGTTCTTCGAACTTAGCTTTGATTAACGCAAGTTCGTTCAGAGTGTCAGCAAAGATTTCCTCTGGAGTGCGAAGATTGGTTAACCACTGTTGGGCTTTTTGAGCGAGAGACTCAAGGTCACGAGCATTTTGTAGAAGGTCTTCAAAATCACCGCCTTCGTTCGTAACATCATTTAAATCTTCTAGTGCTTCTTCTAATTCGTTAATTTCTGACACTGCCAGACCTACGGCAACTAAGATAGCGGTCATTTTTGCTACCATTGCTGCAAACTGAATCCAGTTTTGACTTGCCGCTGCCATGGTTTTTCCCATGGCCTCCGTCATGATAATTAAAACCTTCATCGCCCGCCCTGTGATGAAAGACAACGCAACCCAGGCTTTTTGTGCCGCATATACTGCCCACCACTGTGCCGTACAGAAAATTAGAGCTAACGATAGATTTCTTATTAGAGGCCACAATTCTCGGAACAAAGCCAAGACAGAACGAGTTGTATCGACGATAACTTGGAATGCTGGCAATACATCTTGCAGTATGGTCATTTTGAGGCCATTCCACGCAGCGTCCAGCCGTGTCAGCGCGTCAATATAGTTTTCCCATTGTTCTGCATCAATAACTCCATGAAGCTGAGAAAACTCATCCATAAATCCTTGGACATCTTGTCCTAACAAGTTCATCAGCGGAATCATATTTTCCATTCGGCCACCAGCGATTAACGCAATGATACCCATACGCTCGGCTTGATTTTCTACACCGTTGATCGCGTCCTGCAAAATTAAAAACGCTTCAATCGGCGTTTTGTTTGCAAGGTCTTCTAGCGTCAAACCTAGTGTTTTCAACGCGAGTCTTGTAGTCGCACTTCCCTGCCCAAGGTTGAGCATTAACCTTCCCATCGTGGAAAAGAATCGCTGTTCATCCCCACCGGCAAGTGCTGACGCAAATGTTAACTGAGCAACCTGATTTATATCCGCTCCCAAAGCTCGCGCACGCTTGGCTAAATCATCGCTGCGTTGTGCGGTTTCTTCCAGCAAAGATGCTACTTTTTTGAAAGCAACAAATGCAGCAGCCGCAGCAGCGGCAGCTTTTGCCATTGTCTTTAACTGCTTATCGGTCATGCCAAGCTTTTGACCGAGCTGAGATAGCATGCCGTTAGCACGCTTCATGCCAGATTGAAATGGCTTCGTGTTGGCAGCAACTGTAGCAACCGGTGAACCGAGATTAGCAGCAGCCATTATCCGTAACGCCTTTCGATTTCCCGTTGGATTTCACCAATTGGTTGCGGTGGAACGAACTTCGGTTTCGCCCCCCGGAGCTTAGGAACAAACGCATCAGGTTCTAACGCCTTGCTCCTATCGCTTACAAACATGTTTGCTACGATTGAACACAGCAGTGAAGACTGCAACCACTCTTCACCCCATGGTTCTGTGTAGTAATAAGCGATCCATTCGTCCATCTGCTCGGGAGATATCTCTTCGAGCATCTGATCGACATCAAGTCTTCCGGCCATGCGACACAGCCGGTACGCCATCAGTCGCCGTGGATCGCTTTTGAGTTTCCCACCAATTCATCAATCTCATCCGCTTGAAACCCTACGTGTTCCATCGCCGCATCAAATAGCTTTGCGGTGACCGCTCCGTCGAGTTCAGCAAGTGCTGAGATATCTGCATCAGTCAGAATTCGATTGCCGTCCTGGTCAACGAGTGTTCTTATTAACAACCGTCGCCGGGCATCGTCCCGAATAACACCTTTCTTAGAAAGAATGCTTTTTTCGAAACGAGACTTCTCGCCTTCTGTCAAACTCTGAAGTCTGAATGACGTGTCACCGAGTACAACCTCTGTAAATCGTTTGCCTGAGCAACCCAGAAGCTGTTCTCGTGTTCCAAAATTATTCTTCGACTTCGTCTTCGTATTCCCCGTCGTCATCTATTGATTCCTCCACAATCATCACATTCGGTGGTTGCCGTACTTCACTGACACCACCTGAAATTTCCCGTTCCACTGCGCTTCGCACCATCGCCATCACAGACTCAGGGTAGTTGCGTACCATGTGTATTTCATTCCCGATACCTGCCCCGCAGTAACCGGCTTGTATGCCGTTAATGCGAATCATTTTGATATCTGGAAATGTTGGCACTGACTCTCCATGAACGTCCGTTCTATGCGGATGATGATCAAACGTAATTTCCATCTGTTTTCCCCGTTGTTTAATTAGCTACCGCCGCTAAATGCTGGGTCAGTCAAACCGTCCCATTTAAAGGTGGCTTCAGCCATGGTTAGCGAACCTTGCTCAAGATCGCCATATTTAATTCGTGTGCAAAACGCTGTACCAGCTAAGGTTCCGGCAGTCGTTTCTGAGCCTTGCAACGGCATAGTAATCGTCAATGTTCCAGCCGCAGCCAAGATATCTGCTGGTGTGCTTGAAAAATACATAGTCACATCAACCTCGCCGGGATCAACCACACGATCAGGAACGAATTCCTTGTAAGCACTGTGCTTTGCACCAACGCTTACATTTAACGGTGTTGATTCCAACGCTTCCCTGGTCTGGTCACCGATTGAAATAGATTGGACAGTACCGGCAAGTCCGGTAAATGAAATTGATGCGGTATTCCCGGTATCAGCCATTGTTAAAACTCCTAGCTAGGAATGGTTTCTGAGGTGACCATATCGAAATCGAGTGTGACGACATACCTTCCGGCATCCGATCCGTCGACCGGAATGTCATACTCCTTCGTGCGGTCTGTTAATAAAATCGATTTAACATAGTCCGAGCCAACACTGCCTCTAAAACAATCCAGTGCTAGTCGAACCTTTTCTGCTAAGTTGTTCGCCCCGATTCTTGTTGAATCGAAACACCCCACAACTACAGTTCCCGTTACCGTTCCTTCAACACCAGCTAACCCGTGTTCGTGGATACTCGTCGATTCCACGTAGGCTATCGCCGGTAATGTATCGTTTTGTACAAGTGCGTCAGGTCTAATGCGATCACCGACTAAGTCCGTAACCGATGACTCACTTGCAAGTTTGGTTCGTAGGATGATTCCACAATCAGCCATTACGGTGAACCTCCAACATTTAATACGTTATTCTTTGCGGCATTCTTTGCAACAACTGAAGCCAGCTTCTTCTTTACATCCTGCTGAATCATCTTTGACAATTTAGGCTTAGTCTTTCGCCAAGTAACTTTAAAATAATGATCCGCTTTAACCCGTTCTGCGGTTCTGCGACCCCAGTAAACGGCCTTATGACCAACTGCTAACAGGTGAGCATGATTTCCTTTTTTGTTTTGATCATGCCCAACAGTTACACCGATGATTCCTTTGCGAGCTGGATTATTTCGCCATTTTGAACTCGGTTTTCTAGCGATGGATTTTTTCAGATGATCAAGACCCCGGCCACCACGCGCTCTGGCAGACTCGCTACTTAGCTTAAGCGTCGTACCCGTAAGCTTTGACCTCGGCGTTGCTTTTCTGATTTCACCTGCAATCTTTACACCTGCTTTATTTATGGCGTGGCGTAGAACCTGACGCTGTAACGAAAGAGGCAGAGTATCTAATGCTTGCTGTAGGTTACGTCCGTTTGAGGTCACAAACTTACCAGGACGAAAATGCACACTCGTATGTAATTGCTTAGTTAACGCCATCAATCATTCTCCCGGCAATAGAGCCAAATCATGTTGTTCTCAAACTCACGCTTTTGAACAGTCATGATATTAAGAGTCCGACTACGTCCGGCTTCGTCGTATCGCACACGCATTGTGCTATCCGGGTATTCACCTTCGCGAGGCAAACGGATCATTACAATCGCATCAACGGTGGAATCCATTTGATCACCGCGAGCTTTTTCACGCCCACCCGCATCACGAATCTTTGCGTTGCATTCACGAACCGTTGACCATGACGTTGTTTGCTGACCAGCAGCATCAACACTGGTTGACCGCTTTTCGATAATGATCCGATTCCGCAGACGCAGGCTCACGGGTATTGCCCCCACTTGAGGCAGCTGATCAGAGCTTCGTACCCCATGATGATTTCACGAGGTATGAACATGCTAACGGTTGTGGCCGCAGGATTATCGAACCAACTGCGTATTAGCAGTAGCATTGCTTGCCGGGCTGTTTCCGGCACATCTGTGCTGCTCGTACCGTAGCCGCAAACGTAAGTTACTTTCACATCGTTTATGTAACCACGATTATCAGGCCAGTCGGCATCGTAACCAAGAATAACCCGACCTGGTGTATTGTCAGAATCCACGCTGTACTTGCTTGAATCAAGCGTTGTAACAACTCCCGCTGTGGTTGTATAACTCACAGTCGTAACGCTCGATACGGGTGCTGTCAGAAGCTCTACTACGCTTCCAGCAGGAAAGCCGTCCATCGATAAAACCCGAGTTTGGTTTATCAATGCACGGCGTGTATCTTTTTCTACTTTCAAGCGAGCAGCCTTAATCAGACTCCTAAGCTTTTCGTCAAAGTAGTTATCATCTAAATCGCAATGAAACCTAGCTTCCTCAACGGAAATAGGTTCAATCGCCGGTTGTACGCTTACGTACTGCCGTTTTTTTGCTATTGCCATTCTTAGTAGCCTTTTTAGTGCGCCGCTTCGCAGGTTTCTTTTCTACGACGGCAAACCCGCGAGCGAGGAGTATCTCGCCCACGGGGTCTGCAACGTCATAGGTTTCGCCTGCTCGGTAGGCACGCCAGTCTTTATTAAAAAGAAGACGCATAATTAACCCCCACGTTAATACCGAACTAGCTTGCTGCGGTGACTAGACCAACGACTGCTCCGGCATTACTGCCATCGCCTGCATCGTGGACATTGATGTCGTAGCGGACGGTTGACCGTACAGCCATGACATCTTCGTCGAAGTATCGGCTATCGCTCATTGCGATATCAACACCCTGACGATCACCGATGATCACACCCTGAGCAAAGTTACCGAACAGTGCTGCAACTTTTCCAGCAGCGTCGGCAGGCATTTGATCAGAAACGTAAACTGGATAGCCGAATAGCTGTGGACGAACGCCACCTTCCAGATTACTAACAGTGTTACCACCAGCCGCATAAATCAACTTCTGGATGTAAGATGCCCACATTGAGCGGCCTACGATCCAAGAGAGATTATTAGCGAACTTGTCGGGTACTAATCCAACTAGCGAGTTAAGGTCAGCGAGAGCAACATTTGCAAACGAAGTGTTACCACTTGTAAGCGTTACTTTACCTGCTGCACCAAGAGCTGAAATCACACCAGTTTCTGAACCGTAAGTACCGGTTCCGTCACCATTGATGAATTCATTGTCCTGATTAACAGCCAATGCGTTTCCAACATCACTTGCGAGGTTGTCTACGACACTGATAACCGAGTCTGCCAAGAGTTCCATTGAGATTTTACTCAACGTAGCTCGTTTAACAGCAGTTAAGGAAACAACGCCCCAAGTTCTGTCAGATGCAGTGATTGCAGTCGCTTCACCGGGATACTGAACGGTTACACCGCCAGTGGCCTTTGGAATCGTCATTGCATCAGAAGTCATTGGTACGATGTTAGATACCTGACGAGCTACGCCAGCATTCTGCAACACATCGATGATGGCTTGCGAAAGCGGTGTTGGAGTCAGATAACCACCAGCACTATCTGTGCCTTCAGTGGCAGTACCGAGAATTTGCTGACCGTAATCATTGCAAATTCGTTTTGCTTCATCATCGCCAAGAAAAGAAGCCTTTAGCCATTGACCGGCAAAATAAGCTTCCTTCTCATCCTTGAAAGCGTTGAGCTTTACATAGGATTTAGGAATCGCAAAGCTTTTTGCTGCCTGAACTGGCTCAGAAGCTGCTGAACGAGCTAACGCGATTCGTTGCTTTTCAGCTTCTAATCGTTCCAGACGGGAAACTTGGTTTCGAAGACCTTCGTTTTCATCGCCAATTTGGTTTAACACAGAATCGATTTCTGCATTCTCTTCGGAAGAAAGTTCTCGATCTTCTGCTTTAGCCAGGTTCACAATTGCTTCAGCCTGGTCTTGCAGATCGACAATCTCATCCTTGATGTCGTTAAGAGATTTCATGTGAAATATCCTCTAAGAAAAAAACAATATGTTGGTACGCAAAAACGGCACACCAACGTAACTATAAAAGTTCCGTTCGTCGTGCCGCTTTCGAGTTGCACTTCACAATTTCGGAGTAGTCATGAAGACTACACTTATTTGACTATTAGCGTTATTTATTGCAACAACGCGAAAGTCTAATCTTCTGTTCTGCGATACTACGTTTAACAGCAGCCGCTTTTTCTTGGGGTGTTACCTGGTCCATAAACTTACCTTCGGCTGACACGATCCATTGCGGAGCGTTCACATAATTGAAGGCTTTGATGCTTGCTACGGGGGCTTCACTTGGTTCGATGACTGCGTCTGCGAATCCTAATCCAATAGCCTCCGCTGCACTTAGCCACGTTTCCTCATCCATCATGTCACCGAGCATATCTTTGTCGATCCCCGTCCGGCCTTCGTAAACTGTCAAGATTGTTTCACGAACCTTATCAAGCACATCCGCTGTATCTCTAAGGTCTTTGCTTTCACCGGTCGCTTGCGGAGTCCATGGGTTGTGAATCATCATCAACGCATTACTGCTCATAAGCACTTCGTCGCCAGCCATTGCAATGACACTGGCAATGCTGGCGGCTAAAGCGTCAACAACGACAGTTATCTTGCTACCGGTACGTTTCTTGTAATCTTCAAGCAGAGAAAAAATCGCTTGCCCATCAAAGACATCGCCACCACCGGAATTTATTCTTAGTTCGATATCGCCTTGAGCATCCTCTAACGCCAAACGCATGTATTCAGCATCAACGTCATACCCGATAGTTCCATAAACATAAATTCGTGACATTACTTGCTCCCAATAATCGAATCAATAAGTTGTTGTTTTCGTACGTCCCAATTTGCTAGCTCATCAGCGATAGCACTTTCAAAGTTCTCAAATGTCGCTGTACCAGCAACTTCAAGCAAACGCTCGCAGGATTCTTCCAGATATTTGCCGACGCTTTCATCAAGCTCATCAGCGTGAAACCCAGCGGCTCGAATGGTATCCACACATGGATTTAATGATTCAATAAACGTGGTTTTCAAATCTTTGTAGAAGTTGTCCATCCAGTTGACGAAGTTTTCATCTTTTTGGCTGGCTCTAATTACCTTGTTATTTTCTATTCGCATCATCCTAGCGACCCGGTCGTCCACAAGCTTACGCAATGCGTTTTCTAGGCCATTGTCTTCTTCGACCTCTTCAACCACTTCATCTTCCACCTCTTCCTCTACCTCGACGTTTGAGGATTTAGTATTTGGATTTTGATATGTATCACCACCGTCGCGACTTGGCATGTTTTCCAATTTACGCACCTCATTAGGTGATAGAAACTCTGATGAGATACCAATCTGGTAAGACTGATACCGTGTGATTAGGTCGGCTCGTAAAAGACCTGCTGTCAGGAATTCAAAGTTGTATTGGTCACGCTGCCGCTGCCGGGCTGTTAATAGCTTGTTGTCAAGCTGCTGTTCGATTTCAACGACCCAATTCATCAAAGTCATGTCAGCGTAACTGCGGTTTTCTGCTTCAAGTGACGAAAACGATGTTTTGGAGCTATCTCCTAGCTTATGGGGTGGAATATTGAACCAACTAGCCACCTCCTGACGTTGAAACTTGCGAGAATCAAGCCATTGAGCATTGTCGTTATTGATCGACATTACCTTTGCCTTCATTCCACCAGCTAACAATGCAGTCTTGTAAGCGTTGTTACTCCCTGCATGCATTTCGTTCCACGATGCCAGCAGGTTATCAGCTCGCTCCTTATCAATCGTTCCGTCTGTTTCCAACACGACGCTTGGCCGAGCGTTGTTCTTAAAGAATCGATTACCATGCTGCTCGGTAGCTAACCCCAGACCAATGGAGTTGCGAGCGTAGCTAATTGTGTCGTATCCCCAGTAACCATTGTTGGTTAGGTTCTTGATGTGTATTACGTCGCGAAAATTCAGTGCTACCTTTTCACTTTTCTCTTGGTACGGAAACTGAACAACGTAAATAGGTTCATTGTTTACAACTTCCAAAGTTACGTTTTCCGGCGGCAGCGGATACAAGCCAATTGGTGCGCCACGACCATCACGCTGTATCCATGCCACTCCGTTACCGCTTAACAATGCATTCTTCATCAGCACGGACAGAAGTGTTTTAGGAGACATGTACGGATTAGGCGCACGCTTCAATAACGCATAGCCGGGGTGAGTCTTTGCTCGTATGCGATCATCAGGATCACGCTTGTCATAGAGTAGAACAGGTAATCGAGCTATATCATTACTGATCGTGTTAACCGCCTGCCAGACCCATGCAAGCGTCATTGCTTTATCGCTATTAACTACAATGCCGGAGTCAGAGCGACTGCCTATCATTGTTGACTTCCAGAACCAATCTGCCGGGTTGCGGAAAGTAGAATTCGTAAATAAACCTCGTATGCGGTTAAGTAATTTCATTTGTTCGCTCAGAAATATATAGCCGGTTCGTTTCGTTTATTCATGTTCGCCAAGCCTCTGCCACGAGCTATAGCTAGTGCAACTGCTCCGTCGATCTTGTCAGAGGAATGTTTCTTTGAGAAGCGGATCAGGCCGTCTGCCTTTTGATCTGCTGCACAATTACTTAAGCACCAAGACATTACGGGATTACCGTCGTGCCACAGTGCTTCTTCCTCGATATCATCGAGCAGTTGTCGCGTGCCTGCTGTCATGCCTGCTAGTCCCTGGCTAACAGCGACGATTTCTACACCTTCGTCAGTTAGCGGATTGGCAATCATGTCTGCACCCCATGGGTCAAAGCCAATTTCACGCACATCATAAAGGTCGAGCGTTGCACGAACGACATCCAACATCGGTTGGGGATCGAGTCGCTGCCCGCCCGCTTCATGTATATGACCTTCATCTTTCCATTGCCGATAAAAGGCCATACCATTGGCTTCACGCTCTTTGATTTTAGCACTAGGTACGAAAAACCATGGCAACACCCAAGCCTTCGGGTCTTGCTCTGTCGCAGGAAACCAAAGAACGTAACAGCTAAGGTCTTCGTGGCTCGCCAAGTCCAAACCACCGTAACATTCTCTCCCGGAGAGATCAGGCATATCTTCACAGCAGTAATTCCAGCACTGCATGTTGACGACCTTTTCGATTCCGGCAGTTGGAAGATTCAATAGATACCGACGAAATGCGTTTTGTTTAGCTGGCGAGTTCTTAGCTTCTAAGTAATGCTGTTCGATGGTTTCTTCCTGAACTGTGTAACCGAGCGAAGGCATTGCTTTACGCCATTGCTCTGGTTCACCACACTTGTCAAAATCATCCTGACATTCAGCGTCAGCCTGAGCTAGGAAACAGAACACGTTTGGATCGACAATCGTCCCATCAATCATCTTCTGTGTATATTCATACTGCTCCCACCAGATCAGCGTTCTATCGGCAACACCGACTGTTGAAACACTGAGCATCATCGCATTCGGGCGTGCGGCACTGGCATAGGCTAAAGCGTCGTAAAGGACACGACTACGTTGAGCGTGTATTTCGTCGAACAATACAAGGTTGGGGTTAATACCTTCCACACCTCTGGCACAGGCTTCCCCGGCAAGAGCCTGATAGAAACTACCGTTGCTGGGAAAGATGATTCTCTTCTTTGAATCTAAGACCTTTAGCTTTCCAGCGATTGGTGGGCTGGAATTAACCATTGCGGCAGCTTCTCGGTAAATGATACCAGCCTGCTCACGGGTATGAGCCACACCGTAGATTTCTGCACGGTTGCCCTGCGTTAACAGATAAAGAACTGCAAGCCCGGCTGATATCGTGCTTTTGCCCTGCTTCTTAGCACACCACACAAATCCTTTCTTAAATCGATTTGTGCCGTCTTCGCGTTTCCACCCGAACAGAGGTTCGATAATGTCGTCCTTCTGCCAAGGCAAAAGCTTGAATGGCTTACCTGCGTGAATACCCATCGTGTGCCGCAAGTACTGCTCATAGAACGCTACCGCACCGTTCGCACCTTCTTCGTCGTAATAACATCCTTCACGGATTGCTAGTTCATCATGCTCGTTTCTAACGAACTTGAGCCAGCCTTCCCGTTTAGCTTTTGCCTTTGCCGACTTCAGTGTTTTCATTAGTTAAACCTCGACAGGAACGAATCGAAGTCATTCTTGACTTCCTCTTCGACCTGCACTCTCGCCCGGCTAGACGGCGTTAGACCAAACTCACAAAGCCATTTACGGCAGGCTTCCATATTGCGCTCACGCACACGATCCCATTCGTGGCGGCGACTGAAGATGTTACCTTCTTTGTCCGTACAGACAGTCCAGGCTCCTTCTTTGGCTGTTACCTTAACGGCTTTACGCCAATCCGAATACGTCTGGCAATACATAGCTAATGCGGTTGTATCTACCTCTGACAGGATGTTAAGTTTCCGCAGCATGCCGGTAACGACTTTCCATTCGTGCTTTGCCATGCGATCTAAGTAGGCTGGGCATTTGGGTTCCGTCTTGGGGCTTTTTGGTTCCTTCTTTCTACGTCGCTTAGGATTCTTCTCGTAAGCTCCAGTCATTTCGTGTACCGCCGTAGGTAGCGGTTTTCTTCCCTGAACCATAATCTTCTCCTTACGTCATATCGACCACGTTGCCATCGATGTAGTTTGCGTCACTCGCCGCTTGTGATGAGTTTCTAGTTATCAACCAAACGTTGCGACTGGTTGCCTCAGTCCTAATCCACTGGAGTATCGTTTGCCGAAACCCCTGCTTAAGAGTTTGCAGGTCAGTGGCATTCCTGCTTCCAAACACACAGCCACCGACCAATTCATCCATATCAAAAACTAAATCGCCTTCTGCCGCCTGTTCTTTTACAAGCATTGAAAGGCTCTTGTCGTGGTTACCCAGCACGACGTACCTCTGCCCTGCCCCAGCTTCCTTGTGTGTTTTCTTGCTATGGCAACTAGGGCAAAGCGACTGCCACAAATCCATTTTCCAGAACAACACCATGTCTCCCCGGTGAGGCACAACATGATCGACATGCTCAGCTTGGACTACCTTTCCGTTAAGCTTGCATCGTTCACACAGCGGGTGTTCGGCAAGAAAGTTCTGCCGAGCCTTTGTCCAACGATACGTGTAACCTCTCGCAGTTGATGAGAGTCGCCCGCGACTAGTGATTGGTATATTAGGCTTTTTGCACGAGCAGTCTGTAAGCCCACATTTGTCACACGCCCAATTCCATGTAGCCATTATTCACCTTAAAAGTGCTGACGCAGCACCTGCTGACTTTAAGAGGCGTGGGGTACTCATAAAATCGTAAATGCCGATGCCACGTCAGCGGCAACGGGGATCGTTTACTCTATACGTAACAACACGTCTCTGACGAATGTGCTACCGCCGGTTGTGCTGACAGTAACACGTATCGTATAAAGCTTGTCTTCTGTTCCACCAGCGACCTTAAACATCACGACGTTGTTCGCAGTGACAGTTTCTCCAAGTACCGTGACGGAGCTGCCGTTAAGTTCAACACTCGTAATCGTAAGGTCTGTGGTTGTTTGTTCTGCGACGGTTGGCGTGCCGGTCAATACATCGCTATCCACCAGCAAATCCTGAAACGATACTCTCGCTTGCATAGTTTCGCCTGGTGACTTTTGCTGAATCTGTTTGGCTCTAATTGTCATATTCGTAATCCAATAAACCGTCGGTTGAATAATCTATAGGCGAGGTTGTTGTTTGGTAATCAATTGGCTCTATCTGGTCGTAATCTATTAATCCGTCCATTTCGTAATCAACTAAGCCGCTAAACGTGTAACCCACGTATGCACTAAGCTTACCGACGAGCAATGTAAACGACGCAACGTCATATACTGATGCCGCAACAGGCGGTGTGATATCAAGCCCCATATCAATCGTCGGTGATACAGCACTTATTTCAACAATAGACGCAGTCGGACTAACAGTTAGATTGCCTCTAACGACCGTCGAGAAAGTAGCATCGGAGACGAACGACGAAACAAGCGGTGTAACGGTTTGGCTACCGTAAGCAACTGTTGGTGTGTTAACCGCAGTAACTACAGTAGCCCGCAAATCAGGAATTACGATTACACCGCCAGCGACAATTCCACCGAATCTTGACTCAACTAATACTCCCGCATCAGCCGGGGGTACAGTGACGCTACTGTATGTAGATGTCGGTGATTGTGCTTCTGCCTCAAAGCTTGCGGTCGCACCTAGACTTAACGATCCTGACTCTACGGTGGGAGTTATTGCCGCTGCTACAAACCTTGCAACGGTAGGCGTGACGCTTATCGATGACAACGCAATACCAGCATAGCTAGCAGTTAACTCTATTGCCGCTGCCCCCGGAGTTGCAACACTTGATCCAAACACGAGAGTCGGTGTAATACTCGCAGCTACTAATGATGCGGTCGCGGCTGTGTATGCAATAGAGCCTAATGTTGTCGTCGGACTAACGGCTGCTGCTGCAACCGATGCCAAACCTGGTGTAATTGTGATACTACCGGTGGTCACGGTTGGAGTGATACCTGCTGCCACAAACGAAGCAACAGCAGGGGTATAGGCAAAACTATCTTTGCTTGCTGTCGGGTTAACCGCATCGGCAACAAAACTTGCCACGGAAGGTGTTACCGTAACGCTCGTAAACCCAGCCCCCGCAAACGTACCTACGACAATAATCGTCGCTACTGCGGGAGTTACATCGATATCTACCCCGACGTTACATGTCGCCGCAGTTTCTATCACCGCCGCTGTAGGTGTAACCGAGACAGTCGGTTGGAATATAGTAACAGTAGGATCAGGGCATTGTGCCACAAACGATGCTACAGCTGGGGTAAAAGAAACACTACCAAATAACGGCGTAGCTCCAGTAGCAGCAGCAACAAAAACAGCAGCCGCCGGAGAAACTATCAATTCCGCGCTTACTGTTGGGTCGGGTACTTCTGCCACAAACGCTGC